ACTTGCAATGTGATTACAATGTAGATGGACTGAAGTAATGCCTATCGTGCTGTCATAATATACAGCAGTATTATCTTTCTTCCAGTCTTTACGTTGCTTGATTGCATCTATCATCTGTTGTTCAATGACTCTCATACTCTGTCTCTCGTGGTATGAATACAGTATGACACAGCTCAACACCTAAGTCAATGGGTAGTAGACAGTCTGCTTACTGCGCTAACACGTAACCGTTACGCATACGTTACGCATACGTGCTACTAAGTAGAGCGCATACAGATGTTTTGAGAATCATTATCATTATCAACAATCAATACCGATACGTATTCGTACCGCAAGTAATTAATCCGCTCGCGCTACGCGCTCGCCACCGCATGATAATAATGATGATCATGGAGAAAGGGAGCGAGCGAAGCGAGCGGCAACGATCAGATATACTGATGCCCCTTGGGGGTTTTTATCAGCATTACTTATATGATATAGGCTTCAGAAATTTATGTTATTTTTTTACGAGGTAATAGATCACAACCAAGCCCTCGTTCGCATCGGTCACTCCTTCGTCGTGCCCTTCACTCACTCGGTTCGTGCTCACTTGGCCACATTGCCTCTGCAACAAGGGGAAAATGAGTTCTAAGTAAACCGTTAACGCCAGTTGCAATCAATTGATGTTCCAGTTGAGTCCCGTTAGCGCATCTTAGTGCAGTATAATGCAACCAAGAGCGTAGAGTACCGTTCATATAAAGTTTAGTAGGTGTTGAGAGGGGAAGAACATCTCTTGCACACTCTTTAGCGACACCAGCGGAGAGCATTTCGTTATAAAGTGCTAAGGATTGATCAAACAGGTCTTGAGTACGTATTTGAAACTCTTGTTGAGTAAATTCATTAAGATCATCAATACTATTCTGTCTATTTGATGTATCTTGGCGTCTAAAGCTAGGAAGGGAGGGTGTATTAACTACTTGAGCATACCGTTGACTAAATTCTTGAAAACTAAATGATCTATGTCTTAAGATTTGACTAGCAACACTTCTGGTAGTGTCAATCTGTACACACATATTAACCATTTCAAAGGGGGACCAATGATTATGTTTAATAAGATATTTAATTAATTTAATACAATCAGGATTATCTTGATTATTTGGATTAGATACTCTAGCCATATAAGCTATCAATTGTTCAGCATCAGGAGTGACATGAACTAACTCTACATTATGCATACAGTAGTATAAGTTGTGGTGGGATTAATGTTTGGTATTGGGATGTATAATAAGTACTCACAAGATTCAGTAGTCGTAGACTACGTCTCCGTACTTAAGAGGATGTGTTTATAAAGAATGAAGAAGAGGGAGATGTTTGTCTTTTGTTTCCTCACGCTTCATTAGGAGAAAGAAGGAGGAATGAGAGCTTGTCTCGAGTTCCTCCCTTTTCGGGGAGTTGGGTCCACCCTTCCCTTCCCCCCTATAAGGGTGGGACCTCACTAAACCCAGTGGTGCGCTAGGTGACGACTTCGTCGCCATTAGCGCGACACCCAGGTAGGGATTGAGTTTCTAGAGTTACCTTTAGCTTGTTGTCTTTGTTCTAAATTCATACCAAAAACCATATGATTAGCAGAAGCATGAGGATCATCCATCATTTCTTCAATCATTGAATTCCACTCATCACGTTTACGATTTTTAATAGCTTCTAGAGCAGAGATACCAAGGGCATCTGTATAATATTGTACACCTTGAGCTAACGCATCTATTCTATCATCATGTCTGATTGCACCTTTTTCACGACACATTCTAGACATTTGATAGAACAGCATGTATAGGAGGCGTTCTTCTGGTGCAGCTTGTGGGTTAGATTTAAAGTCCCATTCTATAACAGCCCGGTCGATAACGAGTCGATGCTGATTGAGGACGGGTTCAAGGGAATCAATGATTCGATCTTCTTTTCTAACATTTGCTCGGACTTCTTCAATATCAATGTTTTGTTTTGTTTGTTGAAGATGTTTGCGGAACAACTCGCTAACAATGCCGTCACCAAAATTAGTTTCAATGAGGAGCTTAGAAACGCCATACTTTTTACAACCTTTTAGAATATCAAGTAATGTATTGTCGCTGTATCCGTCTCTGTAAGCACGCATATCGTGCAAGTACAAGAAACCGTTGCGTTGAGAGATAAAAGCTGCTGCTGTTTCATCCGAGCCACGACCCGACGGGTCAACGCTGCAGATTGTTTCTTGGTAAGGATCCCATGTTCCTTGTAACTGCATTGGACTGTAGAAATAGTCTCCAGGGAGTCCAACAGTGGGGAGGTCTTTGATAACGTTTTGGGGATCGGAGCACCAAACAACGGATTCGGGAGCAGTAGAGGGGTTAACGCTAGTGACGATAAGGTCAGCGCATTTAAGAGGAAACTTTTCAGCATCGGATAAACTCGTATCTAACATGAACTGCAACATAAAGTTGCTACGACCCATTGAAGCTTCACGTTCAATCAGATCTTCATTATCAAATCTATCATCAGTTACATCCCATTTCTCAGCACCTTGCTCTATATCTTCTACCAGTTGAGGCGCTAGAAGGCCTTCGTATTGTGAAACCTTCCTAGGATACCTAGCAGGCCAAACAAAGGGCTTGTAGGCTCTCTCAGCTAGCTTACGATAGACAGTAAATGTTGTCTGAGGTGTACCAAGAAACATAATACGTGAATCTTGTTTAGGAGTAAGGATAGATTCAGCTTCTGTACATAATTGTAGAAGCTTCTCCCTCATAAATTCCGTCATTGAGTTGCCCGGAACCTCAATGTCGTCAAGGATCATTAAGTCAGCACGAGAACCGGTAAGCTGACCAGTAATGCCCACTGATTTAACAGAAGGGGCTTGGTGAGGGGAGCAAGCAACATCAAATGAGATACGACTCCAACGGGAGTCATCAGACTTTGGACGCAAATGTACCAACCAAGGTGTTTCAATGATTAATTTTTGTAGGAAGATTGACATGTTATCTGCTCGTTCTTTAGATGCAGATATGATCATTATTTTCTTTTCGGAGTTATTAAATAAAGTCCAAAGAACAAAAGCACCAGTAATCCAGCTCTTACCAACTCCCCGAAATGCTTGGATTTGTAAACGCTTTGGACCATGTTGAAGGTAATCAGCAATTGCATATTGAGCACGTGTAGGGTTTGGTAGATCTAATTCACTCCATAATGCTTGTAGGAATAGCTTAAAATCATCCTTTAATAGTTTTAATGTATCCATCGTTTCTCCAAGTTGTGGGACCGTTAGGTGTAAAGGGTAAATGTTGTTTAACTGTAAAATCAGCTCTATCTTTTACAAACAACGGATCATGTTGTAGAGATTCATATTGAATATCAAACCAGCGATCTTTATCTAAAGACTGCTTTAGCATTTCGATATAGTCATAACAATGATCAATATAAGTACTATAAAAGTCAGGGTTGTCGGTATAATCTTTATACCATTCAACACGTTCCATACTAGCTATGATGTCGTCTTTATTACGGATCATAAAAGCAAACTGAGCATTTGGAAATATAAAAGATAATTCTATTACTGCTTTAAGAAGAAAGGGAGCTTGAACGACACAATTATTAGGTATGTTTATGTTGTATTCAAGCTCATCAATAAACTTCCTACCAGTTTGTCTAGCGATAATATGGCTAGCAAGCCGTGAGCCTGCTCTCTGTGGACCTGTGACAATGATTGGGTGGGTCATAGGTAGAATCTAGCGTGTAGGGGGTTAGGAGGGCTTGTAGAGGCTTTTAAAGTGATTCAAGTACATCATCTAAATCTTGCCATATTTTACCTACTTCTTTGTTAGGAACAAAATTATTTTCTACTTGATCCACTAAGATTGCCATTAAATCTTCAGGATCTTCAGCTGCTTTTAAAATGTCATCCCATTTAGCTTGTTTAAATTCAGCACCGGATTCATTTAAATATCTATGAAGCCCTCTGTTTTTACCAGTATGAGCAGGTTTAAGTATATTTACCATGTTGGATTTAACATCTCCAGGTGTTACACCTTTAGCTCTCATGTATTCATACATAAGTACTAAATCATCTGGATCAGCCAAACCTTTAGCAATAAACTCATCCATTTTACCAAAAATTGCGCCAGTCGCACCTTTAGCAACTAAATGATGCTGCTCTAATGCAGCCTTTACATGTTTATATTTTAAATTTTGTTCTATCTTTTTCTCCCAAACACCTCTACCTGTTTTGTACCAATTTGGATCAGCATCAGTAAAAGGAACAACATTGCTAATGTATCTATTTTTTGCAGCTTTTGCATCATCTAAATAACTACTAACTCTTCTAAGTCTTATATCATTAACAGAATCACCTTGCGGATTTGCACCATTGTTTTGTAGTTCTAACTTTTCCTGTTCAAAAGTAGTTATTCTATTATCTTGAGATTGTATATTTTGAGTCCTTTTTCTTTGCCATTTTAATTGGTTAAGATCAGATCCAATAATTTCTTCTCCTGTTTTTCTGTTAGTAGCCGATAGTACATCAGGGTTTTTAGTAGTAATTATTGGCATCACTTCTGGAGTTAAATTAGCTTTACCTCCTGATACATTTAACTGCACACGAGGTGCAGCACCAGCCGTAGCTAAAGCCGCAGGTGGAGGCGGCATTAAATCATCACCAATAGTTTTTAAACCTTCAGCAGTTTCTTTAACAGCTGTTTTTACAGAGTTCTTTGTTGCTGCCCTTGTTGCTCTAGTGATAGCACTAGGTGCTGGAGCTGCTAAGCCTGGTGCTAATGCTCCACCAACAAATTCACCTACGCCTCTAGGTAGTCCTACAGTTTCTGCAGTATTACCACCAAGAATTATAGCACCTTTTTCTGCTACTCCAACAGGACTAGCATCAACAGCTTTTTGCACAAGATTACTTGTTTGCATTTCCCAGCTATTAGGTTCAGCTGTACCAAAAGTGTCAGCTCTAAATTGTTCTAATTCTTTAGCTCTATATTCAATTTCATTTGAAATAGGATCAAGCACTTCATCTTCAACAAATTCAGAAACTGTTTTAATAGCACCTCCTATGTTTTTTAAAATTGTTTTAAATGGCATAATTAATTAATATACTCCATAATTAGTTTTTCACGGAGTCTATTAACTCCAAATTTATTTCTCATCCACGATAGGACGGGTGTACTTCCTTTATCCTGATTACATCTAGTACAGGCGCATACAACATTTGTTGCAACATCCTCTCCGCCACGAGCGCGAGGATGAACATGATCGATAGATAACTGACTAAGGTCATAGGTTTTTCCGCAATAGATACAAGTATGGTCAAAATGTTCCTTAATAGAGCGTCTCCACAGACGCTGTGCTTCTGGTGAGGTCATGGCTATTAAGTTGTAGAGGTAATCTTTAGGGGTAGGAAGTAGGGGTGTCATGCGCGTCCTTTACGTGCTCTGTTTTTTGATGCTGCTTCGAGGAATGTCTTTCCATTTTTCTTATGGGATACATCCTTGCCATCACCGTTACCGTAGGTTCCACGTTTACGGTTTTCTTTATTCAATGAAGATCGTTTAGAGATCTGTAATGAACTTGAATCATATTTCTTTTGATATGATTTATAGTTACCATTAGCGTATTTAGCACCGCTATAGTTAGACTTTCGAGCCATAAAGTCTCCGTTGTACAAGTTCAGGATCAACAGTTGGCATAATACTAACTAGCTTATCTAGTGGGCTACCTTCAAAGGCGACACCACTGATGTCATTCTTAGCTAACCAATCACAAGCTGCTTTTAGATCTTGTGTGGAAGCCTCACCCGATTTAATACGGGCAAGGAATTCCTTTGTAACAAGATTATGCAACTCATTGAACTGGTCTTCAGTTGCTTTCTTGTTTGTCATTTAGCTTTCTTAGCTTTAGGTTTAGCTGGTGCTTTAATCTCATAACGAACTTCATTAGGTTCATGAATGAGATGTGATTCATCACGTTCAGCTTCAGCTAGTGTTGCATATTCACCAAGTACTTTACTGGTGTATAGGTCGATAAGTTGATAAGTCATGTTTCGTTAACAGAGTTTGTTCTTTTACCCTTTGCCTGTTTTGGATTGTTGTATTGACGTACTTTATTCTTTTTTTCTTCTTCGTTTTTTGGCGAGCCATGTTCACCTGGCTTAGCATAATCTTGTAGAAATTTGTTTCTGTAAGCCATAATTAATTCCTCAATACGATTTGATCTAATTTGTTTTCGATACGTACCATGTGATCCTCCATACGTTGGACCATTACTGCTAAATCAGCTTTAGATACGTAGTCTTGGGCTACGGTCAATTCAATAGCGTCGATACGCCTGTCAAGACTACTAATACGGTCATGCACGTTATTTATTCTGTTGTGTAATCTGTTATTTAAAGCTGCCCCACCACCAATCAAAGCGATGAGAGCAGTAACTGCTGCTTCCATTATTTAAGTGAGACAATAGGTACAACGTCATGGCACAGCACTTCTACGCGACTGCCAGGACGAAAGGTAAAACCAGCTTTCATGATCTCCGTACATTTAAGAGCACGTACTAGCTCATAGTCCAACCGCATCTTCTGTTCATGCCTTCGTGCGATCTGTTTGCATGTTTCAACCATGCCACCATCTAGTGGTACAGAAAAACCAAGCTGTACACCAAAGTTTTGGGTACGTTGATACGCATCTGTGTGTACATCACCACCCATATAAAATGGTTGGAATGTCATTGTTGTTCCGTTACAGGAGTTACTACCAGCAAAGACTTGCCTT